TACATATTTTTGAAACTTTTTACATACATTTTACATATTTTTACACATGTTGTAAAGTTTTTTTCATTTTATTTTTTTTTATTTATTTATATTTATTTGATTTATTCAAATAAAAATATAAATTGAAAATTTGAAACCTGTGTTTACATTCTTCAGCTTCCTAGCACAAACATACGAACGAACGATAATATGTCAACCGCAACCGCAACCGCAACCGCAAATCAATCAGCTCAGGTTCCCATGATTCAAGGTGTTTCATTTCGTCCTGAGACAGATGTAAAATATTCAAAATGCAAGCCGAATTCAAGTGGCGGAAAGAGTGTTGGTGTTGTCAATGCTCACACGGGCCAGACATTGTACATGGGAACACCTCTTCTCATGACGTGGGGAATCCAGGAATTTACCGACGAGAAGACAGGTAAGGTCTCGTACGACATGGCGCTTCAGTTTCCGAGCGAAGAATATCAAACGCCAGATTCGAGGGCGTTTTTGCAAGCAATGGTGGCATTTGAGAAGAAACTCAAGGCAGATGCGCTTGTCAATTCAAAGGAGTGGTTTGCCAAACCAAAGATGACGCATGATGCCGTCGATGCATTGTTTACACCTGTTCTGAAGTATCCCGTTGACAAGGCAACTTGTGAGAAGGACACGTCAAAGGCGCCCACCATGAAAATCAAGGTTCCTTTTTGGAACAACAAGTGGGAGGGAATTGAGGTTTATGATGCAGACAAGGTGTGCTTGTATCCTTCTTCAAATCCAAGTGTTTCTCCCAAGGACTTGATTACAAAGATGTCGCATGTTGTCACGATGATTCAGTGCGGCGGTGTTTGGTTTGCAAATGGCAAATTTGGAGTCACGTGGCGTCTGGTTCAGGGAATTGTACAGCCCAGACTTTCGATGCGTGGAAGGTGCCATTTGTCGTTGACTCCTTCTGAGACAGTGAAGCTTCATTCCGAGGCTGACAAGCAGCAGCAGCAGCAGCAGCAGTTTTGTGATGATGATGATGTTCCTTCCTCCGCCGTTCCGGTTTCTGTCACAGAGACTGCAGATTCGGATGATGGTGAAAGCGAGGAGGAGGAGGATGGTGGTTTGTGTCGCATGCCATCTGTTGCTGTAGCTGCTCCTCCTCCTCCTGTGCAAGCTGCTGCCGCCGCTGAGGCGCCAAAGAAGAAGATTATCAAGAAGGCTTGAAAGGTTTGAGTAAAATGTCATGTGTGCAGTGTAGTGTGTAAAAATAAATAAAAAATAGTGAAACAAAACAAAATAAAAATACTAACACTTTTTTTTATGAAAGTTTATGAAAGTAGTTAAAAGTATATGTCTATATAATATTATGTTTTGGTTAAAATTATTCACTGCTGTCAAATGCCATCGATGCCATTAATTAAAAAAAATAAAAGCGCCGTAAATAAGGTTAGTAAATGTAAAATGTTTCCTGTTAAAATAGATACAACACTGTTAATTGTTGAGTCTCCTTCGAAGTGTGCAACCATTATGAAATATTTGGGAGATGGATACAAGTGTGTTGCGACGTGCGGGCACATGCGTTATTTAGACGGATTAAACGCAATAGATGTGAATAAAAACTATAAACTGAAATTTACAATCATGGATTCAAAATGGGCACAAATTACGAGAATTACATCAGAAATCAAAATGGCAGGTCGGGTTATAATAGCAACAGATGATGACCGAGAAGGAGAAGCAATTGCGTGGCACATATGTGACATGTTTAAATTACCGATTGAAACCACAGAGAGAATCGTGTTTCACGAGATAACAAAAGATGCACTGGAAAAAGCAATGGTTATTCCAAGGAAAGTAAATATGAACATTGTTACTTCAGCACACGCCAGACAAATTTTAGATTTATTAATTGGTTACAAAATCTCTCCGTTACTTTGGAAACATATTTCGTCGACGGGGTTATCAGCTGGGCGTTGTCAGACGCCTGCGCTGCGTATTGTTTATGATAATCAGAGAGAAATTGAAAATAGATTAATGCATATAAATAATAATAATAAAAATGATAACAACAATAATAATAGTAATTCAAATGAAAATATATTTGAATATTCGGTTTGTGGTTATTTTACAAAATTAAATATACCCTTCTCTCTAGAAAAAAGATTCAAATCTTTTTTTTTGAAACAAGAAGGTGAACTTGAACTAGAGTTGGAAACATTCTTGCAGAATTCCACGCAATCTGACCATGTTTTTATGTGTGTCGAAAACGATACAGGTGTGCGCCAGTTATCGCCGCCGGTACCATTTTCAACGAGTCGACTACAACAAACAGCCAGCAACGAGTTTTCGATTTCTCCTAGTGAAACGATGAAGATTTGTCAGACGCTTTATGAGCGTGGTTACATTACGTATATTCGCACAACGGGCAAAAGCTATAGTGCAGAATTTATAAGTCAGGCAAATGATTATGTGCGAGAAAAATGGGGAGTGAAGTATATGAAGTATATTAAAGGTGACGGTGACAAGGGCGACGAAACCGAATATCAGGCGGCGCATGAAGCAATTCGACCGACCGATGTTACTCGCATTTCATTGAATAACGATTGTCATGCGCTAGAACAAAAAATGTATAAACTTATTTGGAAAAATTCACTAGAAAATTGCATGTCAGACTATATATTTACGCCAATGGTTGCAAAAATAAATGCAAATGTTGCAAATGCCAACTATACGTATAAGTTTTCTTGTCAAAAGCCTGTTTTTTTGGGATGGAAAGCGGTTCAAGGATTTACGCCAGAACAGCAGCGCCACCATACAATGATGGATTATTTGCATAATGTTCGAGAGAATTCAATAATTCCATATAATAAAATAGAAACAAGTGTTGTTATTACGTCATCTCTCGGCGCACATTATACGGAAGCTAGATTAATACAGGCATTGGAAGAAAAGGAAATAGGACGACCGTCGACATATTCCACAATTATTGAAAAAATTATGGAGCGTGAATATGTAAAAAAACAAAACGTGGTGGGAATGCGAATAGAGTGCAACGACTATACACTGGCTGATAAAGTTATTTCTAAAACAAAAAGCTGGAGAGAATTTGGAAATGAAAATAATAAATTAATTATTACACCAATTGGTAAAAATGTTTTAGAATTTTTAACATGTCATTTTCCTGTTTTATTTTCGTATGATTATACGAGAGACATGGAAATGCGCTTGGATAACATTGCTGCTGCTGCCGCAAACAGCGGCGACCCAAAACATCATTTAAACATAGTGTGCGATGAATGTCTTAGAGAGATTGAAGAATGCATAAATAAAATAAAAAAAACAAAAAAAGATGAAACTCAATATAGAATAGATGACCATCATATTTTTATAATTGGTAAACATGGTCCGGTTGTAATGTATTCCGAGAAACCATTTCCTACAAATGAAAAAGAGGATTGTTATGATTGTTGTGATAAGTTTTTGAATGCTGGTATAAATTCTGAAGAAAATGAAAGTATAATATTTAAAAAAGTAAAACCTGGATTAATATTTGATGATTTAAAAATGGGTAAATATGCAAATCTCTCTGACATTATCGTTGAAGACTCTTCTTTAGAACGAGTTGTTGGAACCTATGGCGGTTTCAGCGTTACTTTAAAGAATGGACGATTTGGAAACTATGTAGTGTGGGGAAAAAATGGAGAAAATAGAAAATCTTTTAAGTGTGGCAAAAATATTTCTGATATTTCTCTTGAAGAAGTCATTCATCATATTGAAACTGATTCAAATGATTCAAATGATTCCAATGATTCCAATGATTCCATCTGTTTGGACGTAATTAGAATAGTTAATGACGATATAAGCATTCGAAAAGGTAAATATGGAGATTATATTTTTTATAAAACGACTCAAATGAAAAAACCAAAATTCATTTCTCTAAAAACATTTAAATTAGATTATAATAAATGTCCATTAAATGACATTGCATCATGGGTGAAAATACATATTTAATATATAATATATATCAAAAGATACTTAAAAAGACACTGCTAATATGAGTATAATCAATCCAATGGTTAAGACAAAGACTTCCACTACTTCGGCCGATTCTTCCGCCGCCGTTTCCGCCACTACTCCCGCTGTTTCTTCATCTGCTGAAGGTGCATCTAAACTCAAGAAACTTCCCAAGCCCAAATCCGTTGCCGCTGCGGAGTCATCTGATTCATCATCCTCTTTGAGTTCTGCCGCTCCCGCAAATGTCGTTACTTCTTCTTCAGATGCTTCTGTTTCTGTTGCTGTTGCATCTTCTTCTTCCGATTCTTCCTCTGCTCTTTTGAGTATGTATTCGGAGTATTCTAGCAAGCTTCAGGCTGCTCATGCCACATGGAACACTCTTCGCAGCGAGTTCCGTCTTCTCGAGCGCCAAACTGCTCGCGAGCTGAAGAATGCTCAGAAGGCTTCTCAGAAGAAAAAGCGCAAGACTGGCAACCGCGCACCTTCTGGGTTTGTGAAGCCCACTCTGATTTCCAATGAGCTCGCCGGTTTTCTTGGCAAGCCCGAAGGTTCTGAGATGGCTCGCACTGAAGTGACTCGCGAGATTAACAAGTATATTCGTACCAACAACTTGCAAGACAAGGAGAATGGTCGCAAGATTAACCCCGACAAGAAGCTGACTTCTCTTCTCAAGCTGAAGAAGGGAGATGAGCTCACTTATTTTAATCTTCAGCGTTACATGTCGCCCCACTTTGCCAAGTCTGCTGCCGCTCAGGCTGCAGCAGCAGCAGCTCCTGTCGCCGCCGCATCTTCCTAATTTACGGAATTTATGGCACAAAACACCAATGCATAGAAAAAACTAAAACAAAATATAAAAAGTAAAAAAAAACTAAAACAAAATACAAAAAACACACCGCCAAGATAACATCTTGCGTTGTGTTTTATACGCTACTCCGAATATTCAAATACTTATCGATGCGATTTATCCAAACATTGACCGCATTTCGCTATACGTCATATTTCTCCCATTTACATTTTTGAATTCATCATTTCCTTCATTTATAATATTCAGTAGTGAATCTTCTGTGACATTGTTTGTTTTGAATAATTCTTCAACTTTATTCATTCCATCTTGTTCCAAATTCAAATAATTGATTGGTGGTGTCTGTTGGGGGGTTTGGGGTTCCGACTGTGCCGATTTTTGTTGATTCATGTGAGTCATTGGAATATATAATAATGATTATTATATATTTAATATGTTTATAATTCAATTTATATTTATGAATTGCACGGTTTGGGTCCGCAGCCGATTTCAAGAGGGGCACGGAAGGGGTCGGGTTCAATGGTGGTATTCATCCAAGGGCTAACCTGAAGTTGAGGATTGGGGGGCTCAGAACGAACTTGCAAGTTTGCATTGCGCAAAGAACTGCCAATGGTGTCAACTCCAATCAAGTAACCGGCGTTCAAAAGATTAACACCCAGAAAATCGCCAGAACCCATTGGTTTCATGTTCCACGAACTGTTGTTATCTTTGGGCAAAAGGTCTGCCGGGTTGATGTTTGCTTGACCGGAACAGTTGGGAGGAAGACCCGTCATGTTTGAAGAACCGCCGGTGGCAGAATCAAGCTGGTTATAAATAGAACTGTCATCTACCGGCGCTGGAGGTCGACCCGCGGAACCATTTCCCGCTCCTGCCCCTTTACCTTTTTTATTTGAGCTTGCGCTGCTGCCAGACATGTATTCGGGAAACATTGACTTACTACTCGAATAATTATATACTGCATAAAGTAACACGAGAGATGCCAAAATTGTTAGCACCTGGTGGCTTTTTACGTACTGTTGCAAATTTTTTGGAATCATCGTTTCTATTATATAAACTATTATATAAAATAAATGATAAAATATTTTTATAATTTTATATTAATTGTAATTAATAATAATAATAATAATAATTAATAATTAATATAAATTTGCTAATGGTTGGTTAATAAAATATTTTTTTAGAAAACTAATGCTAAAATAAAAATACTATTTTATAATCATTAAAATTGTAAATTGCATTCATTTTTTCTAAACAACTACAATTTACAATTTTAATGATTGTCATTATTATCATTGTCATTATCGCCGCTATCACTACTGTCGCCGCTCTCACTACTATCGCTACTATCTGTATTATTTAAATTGTATGTAAGTTTTATTTCTTCAGCAGCTAAATATGCTTCAATTGCAATATTTTTTGCAGCTTTTGCTTTTTCTTTTGCATCTTTATACATTTTATAATAAACATCATCTGGGGTTTTTAATTTTATTTTTTCATGTTCATCTTTTTCATGTTCATCTTTCTCTAAATCTAAAGTTACTTCTATCAAATCTCCGCTGTTGTTATCATTTTTATTTACACTTTCTGACAAAGACATAGACAATGACGACGAAGATGAAGAATCTTCTAAATGTTCTACTACTTTTACTGGTTCTTCTACTACTTTTACTGGTTCTTCTACTACTTTTACTGGTTCTTCTACTACTTTTACTAGTTCTTCTACTACTTTTACTGGTTCTTCTACTACTTTTACTAGTTCTTCTACTTTTACTAGTTCTAAAGGTTCTAAAGGTTCTAAAGGTTTTAAAGATGCCGATTCTAAAGGTTCTAAAGGTTCTAAAGGTTTCAAAGATGCCGATTCTAAAGGTTCTGAAGGTTTTAAAGTTTCTAAATGTTTCACTGATATTTCTTCTGTTTCAACAACTTCTGTGGAAACGATGTTGTTGTTGTTGCCATCTACGACGCCGACGCCGTATTCATATTTTTCACATTTTTCATCTTGATATTCATTATTATCATTATCATTATGCTGTTGTTTTTTTTGCTTTATTAAACACGCTTTAAAAAATGGTTTTTCATTAATAATCAACATTTGTCTAGCATTTATTTCAAATTGAAAGCTTTTAGATGTGAATTTTATTCCTTCAAAATCAATAATTGTTATTAACGAAGTTTCTGGTTTTACGCTATCAAATAGAAGCATGTTATTTTCTTCATCAAAAATGAAGCAGGATTGAACGCCTCCAATATTATTGAATTTTGGATTGTTGTTGTTAACATTGTTTATATTTACTCTTAATGTGTGACTTGTTCCATTTTTATAAGATTTAACTAATGATGCAAATGCAGTTTCAATGTCCATTTTTTCCAAGTCATCTGTAAACCACAAGTGTCTTTTATCATAAATAATGTCTATACATTTTTTCTCCAAATTTTCCAAAAATGATATAAATTCTCCGTCTTTTTCACTTGTAAATACCAAGTCAATGTATGTTTTTTTACCCGAGTGCACTATTCCTTGTTTGGAAATGCAGGTGGGAGACTGCATATATAGCGGTTTTTTAGAATATTGCATTTTCGTAAAATATGACCCGCCATGAATACTTGAAGGCATACACAGTGTAATGTTTGAATAATCTATACTTTTATCATCATAAGATAGTATTACATCGTCCATTATTTACTTATTTGTATTAATTAGTATAACTAATATTAATTTATTCTTTTAATTCGTTTTAATTCTTTTTAATTTAATTTGTAAATCAAATGATAAATAAATATATAATGTAACCAATTAGTTACATAATGTAAATTATAGTAACTGTTATAAATAAATAAACAACAATAATTTTATAATTTTATGTTGAAATCAAATCAAATAAAAAATAAAGCAATTGACTATTGTTTAGACATTATTAAACGAGAAGATGTAAAACAAGAATTAAAACAACTATTTAAACCAATTATACAATTAATTCTTCAAGAAATATATCCATATATTTATTTATCAGTTTTATTTTTATTAATAAGTTTTTTTTTAGTTTTAGGAATATTTATATTATTATTGCGTAACAATTATATTTCATAATATTTCATGTTAATAATAATAATAATTAATTTATTATTATTATATTATTATTATTTATTTAATTTATTATTTTATATATGCATTATATATAACTAATACTAATTAGATAATGACAACTTCTTGTTCTGCATGTGATATGGGTTTGGGTGTTCCTGGAACATCTGGTGGTGGTAAAAGAAAATACAAACGTCGTAATCATCGAATGCGCGGTGGAGCTATGCCCAGTTTGAGCCCGGCGTCGTTGAAGGGCGATTCATTTGATTCGGATGGTGCCGCACTTTCAAAAGCTGCGCATAATTTATACGTCAAACAAAATTATGAACTGGCAAGTATAAAAAATATAAATGCAATGGCAGGTGGCAAAAAAAAAAGAAGCAAAACTGCAAAAAAATATAGGT